TCAATATCCCTAAAGTCAACAGTCTCAGACTCTTCTCCTCTATGTTTTGACACTCCTCCATTATCTATACCGAACATAAAAAAAGGAAAGTATTCTGATTGTGTAAACCAAATTAACATAGGTTTTATATAATCGTCTCTTAATAGTTTGTAATCTGAATTACCAGCATCATCTATCTCTCCAGATATTATAAGCTCTTGAAGCTTATTGTAAAGACTACCACCTAAGTAGTTTTGAATATGAATATCTTGAGCCACCTCAATGTAGTGTATTAGCTTATCAGCATCTGTACTACCAGATATGATTGACTTTGCTTTTAAATCCGTTACTGTTATAAATAAAGCTTTCATTATTTGCCTATTATTTTTCTGATTTTACTTAAAATACTTGGGTAAGCTCCTTTGTCTGGTCTGCTTATCATTGACTCTCCCATCTCCGAAGGATTGGTTGGTTTGTCAAGACCTTTTTCATAAGCAGTATCTGAATTAACTTTCTTACCACTTGACTTTTTGAAAACCTGAAGCTCCCAATAATGGTGACAATTTTTACCGCCCTTAAATTTTAGCAGTGAATAATTTAACCTCTTATGACCAAGCTCTTTATTAACTCCTTTAAAAGACATCATATTAATATCTTCCTTTCTAAACACAACCTTCTTTCCAGTAAGAACTTCCATCTTTTTACAGAAGTTTCTGCTATCATTAGATTTTCTTTCTGGTGAGTATGCATATCTGACTTTATAAATGTCGTTGTCTTCTGAAGATGATTTATCAGAATACTTGATTTCAGCCATTTTAACAGACTCTTTATCCTCTTCGTATGCTTCACTATGGATTAACTCCCATTCATCGCTTAAAACCTCTCCTAAGCCTTCTAATTGGTCATATAGGTTATCTCCATCCTCATCAGAAAAGTCTTCATCACTATTATCAGATGAAAGCTTCTCTCCTGTCTCTTCTTCTTTTCTTACTTTAGTAGATATATTTTCTAACTCTGTAAATTCAATAGGCTGTAATGTAACGAAGTATAAGTCTTGAAATATCTTGTTAAACTCAAGTATCTCTGTCAGTCCATAAATAATACCATCCTGTAAGGGTCTTATAATAACATTGTCCATTAATACAGAAGCTGTTCTTAATTCCTCAGCATTATTTCCAAAACCTGTATTGTCTTTTATTCCAAGTAGTATTGGACTTACAATTCCATGACCTAACATAATCTTTTCTCTTGACTCATCAGATAAAAACTGATATTGCGCATGAGCGTCTGGTAAATGTATTGCTTCAATGTCTGCTTTAGTTTCAGCACTATCATTAAAGGCTATAATTGCCTTTCCACTATTAGAGCTTCCAGAGAACTTATCATTAATTTTATTCTCTATAATGTTTTGAGTTTCCTCATTTGGAACTCCATTATTAAAGTTTACAAATAGGCTTGGTTGTAATCCGTTTTGTATGTTTGATATATGGTAATTAGACACCTCTGACTCTAACTCTGCGTACTGTATGCAGGCTTGGTAATCAACAGTTGCGTAATAATAGAAACCACTTCTATATGGCTTAAACATATATATTTCATTAAGATCTGTTTTAGATCCATTACCAAATGAAGATATTCTTTTTGGACTATCTGATGTCTTAAAGTCTTTCCAACTTGGATGATAGTAGTATCCTTTTATTTTTCCATTAGTAGCTTTTTCAGCTCTAAGGGTCTCCATAGGAAAGTGAGATACTTTTAATATCTTGGTTTTTCCTTTGTTGTATGTTAATTGCATAGCACCCTGACCTAACAACTTATAGTCATTAACAAGTCTTTTAACTTCTCTTGGTCTAAGAAGCTTTTTCATATATACATAATGCTCTGGAAAAACCTCAGAATTAGTAGATTCTAATCCTCTACCATATATCATATCTACGATACCATTAACACACCTACCATTAGTAGGACTATCAAGATACCTTTCAATTAGAGAATCGAAGTAATCGTTATTATTGCCAAAAGCAACCCATTCCTTGTTGTGAACCTCTTTTATTTCTGGAGTGTTATAAGAAGACATATTAACAATTCTAATACTGTCTTTGTATTCTTTTTGTACAGCTCTGCTTTTTCTTGAACTCATTATATTATATATGTATTATCATCTACCACATCATAAGACTTGTATATAGTTCCATTTCCTATTTCGTGTTTGTTTAATATTCTTTCAGTTGGTGTTTGTGAAGTACAATATATCTTATCCCTATACCATAATTCATCATCGTTTGTAATCTCTAAGTAATATGTAGCATCCTCCTTCAGTATTGTAGGTGTAAAAACAACTTGAGTAAACCCAACGATATTTGTAAGTAAGGATGGTGTCAGGTACTCTTTAGCTCCATCTCCATCTCTCCTTAACCTCATGACTATTACTCCAGATACATAAGTGCTTCTGGGTACAATAGTTATTGTTTTTTCTCCTGCTGTTGGTTCTAATATTAACATACTATGATAACTAAATAATATTATTTTGTTTTATTTAATAAAAAAACCCCATCATAAAGACAGGGTTTAGTTAATTAAAAGAATTTATTATTAAGGTACTACAGTTCCCTCTACAATAGTAAATCCAGCACCTGCAATTGTTTCTGCTGGTGTTTCAGTTGCTACTGTTTTGTTTAGAAAGTTAGCTGGAGTTCTCTCCATTCCTGTAAAACTTAAAGTATAACCATTCAAGTCAGCCATAGCAGTTCCAGATACGATAGTACCTCCTGTTACGTTAGTACCATTAAGTAATCCTACAGTAAATACATTTCCGTTGTTATCTTCAACTAAAATGTTAGGTCTTCCAAATGCTAATAACTTAACAGTTTTGTGATCTTCTTTAGTTATTTTTTTAAGTGTTAATTCCAATACCTGCTCAAAAGCAGTAGTTCCATTCTCTCTACTTGATTGAATGTTTTCAACGTAAGAAGAATTTCCTCTAACATCAAATTTGTAAGCAGAAGGTGTTCCAGCTATACTATCAATTACATCAGAATCGGTAGCATTATAAGTAATTGCACCAAAGTCTCCGTAATTAATAAAGTAGACTGCGTTGATTCCTCCAACGCTATCTTTACAGGGTTCTAATCTCCCCAAGTCAATATCACAAGCCATATTATTGTTTTTTATTAGTTATTATAAAGGGCAGATGGATATCACCTACCCTTAATTTATATTAAATTTAATTATGCAATTCCGTAAAGTACAAAGTCAGAAATTACTCCATATTGAACACCTGCGGTAAAACGCATAATTACTCTCACATTCTGACTTCCGTCAAGATTTTCCATGTCTAATATCTTAACTTCTTGAGCATCAGCTAATAAGCCTGTCCCAAACCATAAGTTATCTTTAGTAGAAGATACCATTGTGTTAGCTGACAATCCGTTAGCCATAAATATTTTTACACCATCAAAGTACAATACATTTACGTCTTGGTTGTTTCCCTGTGCCATAAATCCATTAGCTCCAACTCCGTTAGCAGCAAAACCACCTAAACTTCTCTTGTAAGCTCTGAAAATATTCTGTGATACATAGATGTGTAAATCTTCTCTTCCGTATAATTCAGAAGGAATTTGGTCAACAACTTTACCTAATTCACCAATAACGTTATCTGCGGTAATTCCACCAGCAATACCAGCGATTTTTTGTGCAGCAGGAATAGCAGTATCAGCTCCTAAGATAGCTTCAAAACCATCAAATTCTCCTTCGTTAGCATCAACACCTTGCCATACATTTAATTCATTCTTTTGAGCTACTTTAGCAGCAACATAAGAAATTAAATAGTCTTGGAAAGAAGATGGTAAGTTATCGAAAGCAGAGTATCCCATTTGGATAGCATCCCAGTCAGAACGAAAATCTTTCTTACATAACTCTAAGTTTACTTGTAGCTCTTTTGGCTCAAGGATTCTTTCAGTTAATGTTAAAGTTGATGTATCAGCGAAATCACAAGTACCATCTTTTACGATACCATCTAATTCAAGTCTCTTTACAACTTCTTTAAATTTTACATTTGGTCGGATAGTTAATCCTCCATTTGCGATTGTGTTACCTGTAAGTAAAGCAGCAGAAATATATTTCCCTGCACTTTCTCCAGCATAAGTAGTAGTAATGTTTGTAGTAGTAGCCATTTTTATTTAATTTTAATTGAATAACATACTATTGACTCTTTGCTCTGTAGTCATAGCTTTGTTTTGGTTTAATAATAAACTTTTCTTAGTTTCTATTGAATTTTCTGGTGAGTGTATTACTTCCTCTACGTTCTCAGATAATTCAACTTCCTCTTGTTTTGATAACTCTTCTGGAACTTCTTTTACGTCTCCCATTGGCTTATCTTCTATCAAGGCTTTAATCATTGATAGTAATTCAGATTTTACTGCTGATAACTCTTCTGATGTTACATATCCCATTGGAGCAGCTACTTCTTCAGCTACTGCCTCTTGTGGAACTACAACTTCTTCTTCAGCAAGTGCAACTTCTTCAGCTACTTCTTCTGTAGATAATTCTACTGATTCTTCTACAGCGATGTCTTCAACTTTAACTTCTACTTTAGATAGATTTAAAAGCTCCTTTACGCTGTTAAGGATTTCTGTTGGTTTCATACTTATTGGTTTATATTAATATAACTATTTATAAAATTACTGTCTTATTTGTTTCTTTAATTCCTCGATTTCTGCTTTTAATTCTTTTACTGCATTTATCAAAGTAAATGTTAATTCACTTGCATCAAAAGTTAATAAATCTGTATCAAACTCATCTTCGTCATTAAGTTTTGCAGGTGTTACTTCAATAGTACTTGGTAATACTTTTTTAATTTCTTGTGCAATAATACCTACAAATTCTTTTTCGCTTTCTATATTAGCTTTTCCGTTGTATTTATAAGTAACAGGGTTTATAGATAAAATTTCATCTAATCCTTTTGTGTAATTTGAAATATCCTTTTTAACTCTTTCATCAGAATAGAAACCCCAAGAACCACCACCTACTTTTAAAGCAGTTGAACCATTTAGGTATAAACTTCCGCCTTCCAATAATTCTAATCTCATAGTACCCTCAACTTGCCACCTATAACCATTAGAACCACCTACGTAATTATGGTTAATTCTATCGCCTGAATTTTCAACTGTATAAGTTGATGGGGCACCCCCCGTTCTTTCCATAGTAAAACCAAGACCTGTATCATCAGAAATATGTAAAAGACTCTGTGGATTAGTAGTTCCAATACCTACGCTACCATTGGATTTTACAGTTAAATGGTTTGTATAATTTATTTCATCAGTAGAATATCCAAAATACATTAACCCACTTTGAGCCCACCATTTCCATTGTTGTCCGTAATTACTTCTATTTAAAACAAAACCACCATCTGAGTAGTTAGTGTTTTTAAGTTCTATATTTGGACTTGCAGAACCCTGAACAGTAAGTTCGTGAGAAGGACTATCCGTCCCAATACCTACTTTACCATCAAATTTAATACGCATATGCTCTACTTCAGAACCACCACCTGCACCATCATTTGTTTGAAAAGCCATATCAAAAGCAGCACCATAAATTGTAGGTGATAAAGCTACAATACTTGCCTTAACTCCTGCACCACCTCCTGAAGCATCATTACCATAAAACTCTAAACTTCCAAGTTTTTCATCTACTGTCCAATTTGCATTTTTTGTATTATTAA